GGATCTGTAGCTGTACTGCATATCTCACGCAAACATGGAATACTACTCGGATGAGGATGATGATTACGGGGAGATTGATTTTGATCTCGACACGAACGCGGAACCGACTAATCCTCTAGTCCCGGAAAAACACTTGGATTCACCGATCATGGTGTCGCTTCTCCATCGACTCAAGTCTGAAATGCAATTCATGCTCAGCGAACATTCGGGCATACGCGCCACGCAGTATGATATTCATCGAGTTGAAACTGTTCGCATTCATGCCCGTCGTCATCCTGAACGGATGTATTCATCCTTTACTGAACCGTTGATGCAGTACGCTAAGGCTCTTGATTTTTGCAAAGTCGAGCCAGAAATTCTTGATGCCAAGCATTATCCTTTCCTGTACAAATTATGTGATACTACAGCGTACAGAATTCATAGTGATATGCGGATCGCGTTACAGGTCTTTGAGACTGAACTGGACGATTATCTTCGTTATGTGAAAGACTTGTTACCCGCTAAACAGGTGAAGAAAATGAGAAATGACATGCTATCACGGTTGGAGATTACTGATGACATTATACTCTCTGCTAAACGGGTTCAATTATGGTCGGACCTGGTTGATAAGTACCGGAAACAATATAAGAACAACCAGCATATTAAGAAAATTATACACGGACCCCTTCGAGTTGTGATATGCGATGGATTTCTTCTCCTCAAACACACACTATTAACAAGATGGCAGTTATTGACTTACGAACAACTGCAAATGATTCAAGACTGTTGCATGGCGCGACATAATGTCCAGTTAGCACTCACATTCGGATTTCATAACGGGACAAATCGGCTGGAAGCTCACGTACGTCGTGTGCTAAACTGGCAGGAGGCGGTCCTCAATGAACTTGGAAACGATGGATACGAACTGGTGAAAGCACCAGAAGCTATCTTCAAAACATGGTTGAACCAACTAACAAATGGTGATCTCTTAACGTACTCTTCGTATGAGCGAACATTGGACAAGATGCATGAAAAAGAACGGAAATTGAGAAACTCGACGGAGATAAATCAACCGCAACCACTCATTATGCGTTTCAAATATCTGACTGAACTGGTTACTGATGTAGGGGATGCCGCTGAGCTCTTCGGGCTGTCAAAATTGTCTGGGCATCCGTCAGTGTACGCCGAGAAATCAGCCTGTTCTGTTCGAACAGAAGCCGAACCTCAAGGAACCGTGCATCCATTCGCCGTAAAACAAATGACACGTATGTTCAAGCACCTCGTCCTCTCTGGGTATATCAATTATCATTCAGAGTGGCCGCCATTCGTTTGTCCTCCAAGACGCGGAACTACTCTCAGGCGTCATTATATGAATCGCGTAACAAGTTTACCTATGGGATCATACCCAATTTCTGATCTTGATGCAATACAATTTGGGAAGTTTGTCGATTACGACTACTCCGAAGATTATCTCAAATTTTTGGATGACAAGGCGATATGCCCTGGAGCAAGACAAATGAGCAAATTCTGGTTTAAGAGTGACAACGACGAACCCCGTCGGTTGTTACATAAGGTGCTACAAATGAAAGAGTTTGATACGGTGAAAATGGTAGAGCGCCTAAGACGTGGTAAGTTTAAGCCGGATGAATATGTCGTAGAATTAACTCAAAAAGAACGCGAGCTCAAGACAGCCGCACGGTGTTTCTGTAAACTCGTGTTTGAAGTCAGAACTTTTTTTACATCCACTGAATATAATCTCAAAGAACAATTCATGTCTCGCTATATGCCTCAACAAACGATGACTATGTCGAACACGGACACCAAAAAACGAC